TAAGAAGAAACGGATCGCGGCGCTGGAAGCCAACCCACAAAAATGGAAGGAGTATTATTTCCCGCAGTATTTCAAACATCCCTCGCCCGCTTTCCACAAGAGGGCGTCGGCCCGGTTGCTCCGGCAGTTCAAAAAAAATAAGCACTGGTATGAGGTGCGCCATTGGGCCCGGGGGCTGGCAAAGTCTACGGTCAAGATGTTCGATGTGCTCTATCTGTCGCTCACCGGCAAACTCCGCAATATCATCCTTACAAGCAGCACCTATGACGCCGCTGAAGGGTTTTTGAATAAGTACATGGTACAGCTGGACTCTAACCAGCGGATCATAAACGACTACGGCCCGCAGGAACTTCCCGGCAGCTGGACGATGGGAGATTTTAAGACCAAAAAAGGGGTCAGGTTTCTGGCCGTAGGCGCGGGCCAAAGTCCTCGCGGCACGGGTAACGAGGAGGTGCGGGCCGATTGCATCATCGCCGACGACTTTGATACGGACGAGGAATGCCGTAACCCCGATATCGTCGATAAGAAATGGGACTGGTTCGAAAAGGCGCTCTTTTTTACGGTCGATACCTCGGAGCCCTACCTGATCCTTTGGGACGGCAATATTATCGCCGAGGATTGTTGCGTCGTCCGGGCTGGCAAGATCGCCGATTTCACAGAGACGGTCAATATACGGGATGAGAATGGGAAATCGGTCTGGCCGGAAAAGAATAGCGAGAAGGATATCGACTACCAGATCAGTAAGGTGAGCTATGAGGCGAGCCAGCAGGAGCTGTTCAATAATCCGCTCCGTCAGGGTAAGACTTTCAAAGAGATCACCTGGGGAGAATGCCCGCCGCTAAAAGAGCTATCCTTTGCGCTGGCCTATGCCGACCCGGCGCCGTCCAACAGGGATAAACCTACGCTGCGGAGCAAGGCGCAAAACTCCTGCAAGTCGGTCCCGATCATAGGCTATAAGGCTCCTAACTTCTATGTCTATAAGTGTTGGGTGGACAATACTACCAATAGCGATTTTGTAGATTGGCTGTTCGAGGCGAAAGCATACGTGGGCAGCGCCACGCAGCTGTATATTTATATCGAGAACAATACGCTTCAAAATCCCTTTTACGAGCAGGTCCTTCTGCCTATGATCAGGGCCCGGTCGATTGAGCGCAAAACGTTCCTGTATGTCACTCCCGACACCGGCGAGAAGCCGGACAAGTGGGTGCGCATCGAAGGGACGCTGGAACCTATTGTCAGGCTCGGACATCTGGTCTTTAACATCAAAGAACAGAATGATCCGCACATGCAGCGGATGACCCGTCAGCTGCTGACCGCCTCGGCGAATAGCCGGACAATGGACGGTCCCGACTCGATCCAGGGAGCCGTCAAGCTCATCCAGCTAAAGACCGCCTATGAGGCGTCGGAAGGGATTCAAATCATTAAACGTACATCTTCAAAACGCTTTTAAATGGCTTTCTTAGCAAAACCGGACCTCGTCACCCATGTCTATCCTGAGCTGCTGGACGTGATCACGCGGTCCGACGATACCATCATCACCCGCGCCATTAATGCAGGGATTGGCGAGGCGAAGTCCTTTCTGAACCGGTTCGATCTGGTCGCCATGCTCGGAACCGATACGGACGCCCCTACGTTCCAGGACGAGTACTTCACCATGCTGGTAAAGGATATCATCGTCTGGCGGCTGATCATTCTTGCCAATCCCAATATCAACGTCGAGGTTGCAAGACTCGCCTATAAGGACGCCGTACGGTCCCTGGAAAAGGTGATGGAAGGCGACGTCGATCCGGGCTGGCCGCTAAGGACCGATACCATCGATACCGTGGCATCAGATCAGCCGTTATTTACCGACGGCGGCGGCGAAGGGATCAATGGCGGACTGGACCCATCCGGACAGATCGGGTGGAACTCCAACCGTAGGCGGCAAAGCCATTGGTAAGCCTGATTACATTTTCATCTCCTCAAATCCGAATAAATGAACGCAAAATCCACGAACAAGCAAGTCAACAGCCCGGAAGCAACGAAGATTCCGCTGCCGGAAGGCCAGCTGGTCGTCAATCAAACGATCATTCGCCCGATTGACCGGCAGGTCAAGGATATCGGCTACTGGCGGATGGGCCATATTGCTGCCGAGCGTATCGTCTATCCCAACCGGGTACGGCTCTATGATCTGTACGAGGATATTATCCTGGACGCGCATTTAAAGGGCATCTGGAAAAAAAGGATTGCGGGCGTGCTCAATAAGAAACTGCGCTACTATGATAAGGCGGGTCACGCCGTAGAGGAAATGGATCCCCTCATCGGCGGAAAGGTTTTCCGAAAGCTCATCAAGGAGCTGATGCAGGAAAAAGCCTATGGCGTCACCGGCGTCGAATTCACTCCGGGCAGCGAATTTTCATTCAAGAAGATCAATCGGAAGCATATCAAGCCCGAGACGGGGATCATTGCTATCGAGCAGTTCGGGACAGAGGGCTACGCTTATGACCAGCTTCCCTTCGTATGGGTCGTGGGCGACGCGGACAATTTCGGTTTCCTGTTGGAGTGCGCCCCTTATGCGCTGTACAAACGCGGAACGATGGCCGATTGGAGTCAATTCAGCGAGATATTCGGGATGCCGATGCGGGTGGCCAAATACGACACCAATGATCTCAAAACCAAGATCGAGCTCAAGACGGCCCTCGACGCCTCCGGGAGCGCCCTGGTGATGATGATCCCCAAACAGGCCGATTTCGATATTATCGACGGCAAGGTCACCGATGCAGACGGCTCGATCTACTCGAACCTGAAGGATGCCTGTAACCAGGAAATGAGCGTCACCGTCCTGGGTGCCACCGAAACGACCACTTCCTCTCAAAAGAGCGGCTATGCCCAGGGAAAAGTCCATGCCGATCAGCAGCTGGAGATCACCAAGGAGGACCTGGAGGATATGCAGACCACCCTCAATGAAGCAAAGTTTATCGCTATACTGCAAAGCTATAATCTTCCGGTTTCGCCCGGCGGCATGTTCCGTTATGAGGAGGAGGTCAATATCGACCAGCTGAGCAAGAGGATACTAATCGATGCGCAGGTCGCCAGGACCGTTCCGGTATCCGACGACTATTTCTACGAGACCTACGGGATCGATAAGCCCGATAATTACGACGAGCTGAAAAAGAAAATGGAGGCACAGGCCACGCCTCCTTCGGCGGGTCCGGCGGCCGGCCCAGAGGGCGACCCTCCTGGTGATCCGAAGGCTGATCCCTTCGATAACCCTAAGAGTTTAGGCAGGCTCGACCGGCTCCGCATGCTCCTGGCTAATTTTTTCGACCCCGCCCGCAACGATTGATAGCATATCTGCGCGGGCTTCCCGGTTACGAGTATAAGGACTTGTCGGCCCAGCTGGGGACGCTCTACCATCCCTGCTGCGAGGGACACGCCCTTCCCTCCGCTGAAATACCTGCGGACCTTGAGGATCTCCTGCGGGAGATCGTCGATTATATCTATGAGACCCGTGGCCTCGGCGTCCAGATCGATGCGGGCATGATCCTTTACTACGCCGGTAAATACTGGAAGGCTGTCCAGGAAGGATATGGAAGGGCCCTGACGGAACTGGCGCCTGAGACAGCCGACCACCGGATGCTGGAGGCGATACAGGGAAATGTCTGGCAGTTCTCCGGAGCCAAGACCTATAGCCAGCTTCGGACCCTCAGCAATGCCCTGGTCGGAGAGGATGGGCGTCTGCTGACTCTGCCGGCGTTCCGCAAGGTGGCACGCACGATCAACGGTGACTACGTCGGTCCATGGCTCGACACCGAATATCACACCGCGATCGGCGGGGCGCAAATGGCCGCCAAATGGGTCGGCTGGAAAGAGGATGGCGTGCAGCTGCTGGAATTTGACGCTGTGATGGATAACCGGACGACGCAAACCTGCCGGGAACTGAATGGCACTGTAAAGCCCATTACAGACCCTTTCTGGCGCTATTACTATCCGCCCAACCATTTCCTATGCCGGAGCACCGCCAGGGCCCTGTACACGGGCGCAATAACCCCTGATTCGAGTATTCAGTATCCGGATATCCCCGACATGTTCAAAACCAATTTATCGGAGCAAGGGCTGGTATTCCCGAAAGGACACCCCTACTTCAAAGACCTGCCGGCTCAGGTGAGCCAGGAGGCGGAAAAACTCAGGAAAGATGCCGGACCCGGTAAGTGAGCTGGAGCGCAGGATCAGGGCCGTCCTGGTCGCCCTGCCCCGCCAGATCGGCGAGGTCGCCGTAAACTTTGCCCTGGATAACTGGAAGCGACAGGGCTTTCTGGCCGGCGCGTTGCAGCCGTGGCAGCCCAGGCGTACGGTTACCAAAAAGAACAAAGGAAAACCGATACTCGTCGCAACAGGAAGGCTCCGCCGGAGCATCAGCGTACTACGAGTGGATCGTGACACGGTGGTCGTCGGATCGAACGTGCCCTATGCCAGGGTTCATAACGATGGATTTTATGGGTCGGTCAAAGTAGCCGCTCACCAGCGCGGTCAATTCGTCAAGGAAAAACGCGGCACCGGTAAACTTACCAAGACAGGCAAGGAGCGAATGATGACGGTAAGAAAGCAGGTCGGCCAGAGCGACGTCAGAGCCCACGATCGGAAAATGAATATTCATAAGCGGCAGTTCCTGGGTAACAGTCCCTACCTGGAGGCCAATATAAAAAGACTCATCGCCTTTCAGATATTGAAGGCGGCAAGGACGACTTAAATATCAAACTATGGTAAACGCTTTTTTCAGCCAGCTGTACTTATCCCTCATGGCCCAGATCAAAGACCACGCGCCGGCCATTGCCTGGATCGATCTGGACCTCGGCCAGCTGGAGCATTACGACATCAGGCCCGCTGTCGCCTTCCCCTGTGTCCTGGTCGATTTTCCCGATGCGGCATATAAGGAGCTCGGGGCAGAGAGCCAATGGTCGGAGCCGGTGATCCAGCTGCGGATCGGCTTCGCTCCTTTTGCCAGCGCCAACAGTGCGGCGCCGGTCTCAGCCCAGGAGCAGGGTCTTCAGCACTACGAGCTGGAGAACCAGGTCTTTTTAGCGCTGCAAGGTTGGGCGGCCGAATATGGAGGTAATTTCATCTGCCAGCCGCTGGTCAGGACGCGGGTCTCGACCGAGCAGCGAAATGACGCCTACCGCGTCCGGGTGATGCAGTTCTCGACCGCCTACCAGGACGACGGAGCCCGCCCGGTCACCGGCACCGTAACGGCCGGTATGGTGATCACTCAACAGTAGCAGGCTACCAGACCAGATGCGGCCATTTTTCACGAAAGTATTTGGGGGAAGGCTTCTCGCCTTTCAGCCGTTGAAGCTGAGCCGCGTGGTCGGCAATGAGGTAGGGGATCGTATAGATGGAGACGAAGAATTCGCGGCTAATGGTTTCCAATACCGCGCTATAGCTCATGCGTTGGGAACCGTAATAGAAGTAGCGGTCGATGAGGCATTCATTACGAAGATCGTGGAGATCCTTACTTCGGCCTTTTTTCTGTCGCGGAAGCTGAGGGGTATCGAATATGTCGGCAAACAGAGTATTTTGACCGCGCATAACAGATATTGATTTTTAGCAAGTATACAAAACTGTGGAAAAAAAAGGGAGCCGAATTAACCACATTGTGCGATCCGGCCCCCTGTCTTTTATAGTCTATCAATTAAGGCCTGAAGCATTTCTTTCAGCTTTTCCGGTGGGATATTAAAGTCATAGGGCCCGTGGATAAACACATCTTTTCCCCCGCCGGATTTGCGCATTGAGATGGCGATGATTGGATAGGCGTTGCGGTCAAGTGCCTCTTTTTTCCAATTGCTCATTACCTTATCAATGTTCAGTTTTTCTTGTAGAGTCATCATAAATATATATTTTAGAGGCATGCCATTATTAAATTCCGGCCCGGCGGAACACGAGGAAAATCTGGAATAGCTCGTCAGTCCTCTGGTACATATACCTGCCGTCCTCGTTCGTGCCAGTGATCCACTTTTTTTCGAAACTTTCGTACTCATAGCCGCTATTCTCTATCCATTCCACAAATTCAAAGATGTCATTCCGGCGCTGGGTCAATAAGTTAGAGAGCTGATTTATATCCTTATACAGTGCGTCGGCTTTTGCCTCAGATCGGACGTATTCCGCCGTGAGATATTCTTCGATAACGGACTCAATCCAGTCCCTACCTATATGCCCAATCGTTTGCAAGGGCACATAACCAGTAATAGACATGAAGGCTTTTTTTGCGTCTTCCTTTATTCTTTCCCGCTCTCGGGGCGGTATATACTGTTCATGCTTTTCCATAATAAATTTTGTTAGCTAAGATAGAGGTTATTGACGAAAGACCCGCCCGGAGTCGCTAAGGAGTGGACGCCGCGGATCGCATGGGCAGGGTACGTTATGATCGACGGCCGCCGGCCGTGCAGGTAAAGATTTGGTGCATTCGGCCGCCATGATCAGGATGGCGACGTAAAGGAGTAGCTCTTTCATATTCAGAAGTTTTTGGTTTCGTAAATAGATGGATCGATGTTATTGGCCATCAGGCATAAAATTGTCAGTTCTTCACTGCCCAATCCCTCATCCCAATAAGGAGCAAACCTGGCCGATATATCGATGGTCTTTTTGTCGTCAGCAGGATCATCAATATGAAGCTCCACTACGATCTGATGGTTCTCCTTATAACAATGGTAGGCATAGATGGTCTTGTCAAATAAAAGCTTGCGTTGCACGCCACAGAATAGCTTGCGCTTGCGTTGCATGTCAGAAAATAGCTTGTGTTGCATGGCTCAATGATTTTTATAGAAATGAGCGTATGGCCCCATCTCGAACTGCGTGACCAGCTTAGGCAGCTCCGACGGGGTGTAACAGTTAAGGGGTTTTTTTCCGTACCCGAATTTTTCGCACCATTCATCCAGGCGGCGCATATCGACCGAGACGGTGCCGGGACGGTGCCAGTGGAGCTCATG